GCAGGTGGCGCAGGAGGGGTCCACGTAACGGGAGTTTGTGACAGCGCCCGTCTCAGAAACGAGACGGGCGCATGGAGATAGGTGGCGCCTCCGACAGGACTCGAACCTGCAACCTCGGGATTACGTCACAGTGTCCGATATGTGGACACAAGCGGCGTAGTGTCGGACCAGGTGAGCGCGGGCAAGGGTGCCCACTGCGCGCATACTTCGGCGGCTCGGGTAAGGATGACGAGCATGGTTATGCAAAAAGCACGAGTACCAGAGGGGTGGGACACCCCGCTGAGAGATTACAGGTTGCATCTGCTCGGTTCGGGGCGCACGGTCGCAACGGCGCGACTGCGCGTGGATTGGCTGAGGCGCTTCGCGCGGGCGGTGGATCGAGACCCGTGGGCCGTCGAAACGGCCGATGTGATCGAGTGGTCCGCTGCCCATATGTGGGCCCGTGACACCCGCCGTAGCGCACTCCAGACGGTCGCTGGATTCTATGCATGGGCGGCGGCGTCGCACAATGTGCAAGTGGATCCCTCGTTGATCCCCACGGTGCGGGCGAGTGCACCTGCACCGAGACCGGCCGATGATGCGGCTGTCCTGCGGGCGCGATCGTCGAGCGATTGGCGCGTTCGCCTCGCTGTACGCCTTGCCTCGGAGTTAGGGCTGCGACGTGGAGAGGTGGCGAGGGTGCGGGCGAGTGATCTTGTGCGCGACCTTTACGGCTGTGCGCTGATCGTCCATGGGAAGGGCGGAAAGTGCCGGACGGTGCCCATCTCGTCGTCTCTTGCGGTCGAGATTGAGGCGCGCGGGTCTGGCTGGCTATTCCCTGGCGACGATGCGGGGCACGTCTCCCCCGAGTGGCTTGGACGCCTCGTCGGCCGGGCATTGCCGCCCGGCGTCACAATGCATGCACTCAGGCATCGCTTCGCCACGCGCGCATATGAGAGAACGGGCGATCTTGTCGCGGTGCAGCGCATCCTCGGACACGAGTCACCTCAGACCACCCTGCGGTATCTAGCGATCGCGGATGAATCCCTGCGGGCTGTGATTGAGGCAGCTGCCTAGCGACTAAGGTTTACCTCAGTTTGTTTGTGTCGGCTTTAGCGTCGTTCGAGGCGGCGGATGCGTTTGTCGTAGTCTGCGTGTTCGCGATCGCGGGTGCTGCGCAGGTCGCCGATCTCATGCCCCATGCCCTTCACTTCGCGGGCGAGGCTTTCGATCGAGTGCCGGGCTAGGAGCACGTCGGCGCTGGCCTTCGTTTGCTCGGTTTCGATCCGGCGGATGGCGTCGCCGTGGGCGGTGATGGCTTCCTCGATGCGCGCCGTGGCATCCGAGATGGATGACCCGTGGTTGGGACTCACACGGGCGTGGATGCGACGGGTTTGGATGAGGGTCGCCGCGCTAGTCACGAGGGCGGCTGCGCCGCCGAGGCCACCGAGTGCGGTGATGACCTCGGCGGCGATGCTCACGAATCACCTCCGGTGGGTGTGTGGGCGAACGCGGTCGCTGTGCCGAGTATGGAGGCTGCGAGGGCGAGCCAGAGGGGCGCTGTAGCGGCGTCGATGATCCCGTAGACGATGAGGAGGGGGACGGCGGCGGTGATGATGCCGTATACCCACTTGCGCACGGCGGGTGTTAGCCATGCGAAGTACTCGGGGGTTGGATTGGCGGCGTGCTTGGGCTCGGGCATGATCAGAGGTTCCCTTCGTTGAGGCGGGTTTGGAGGGCGGCGACGGTGGCCATGCCGACGTATCCGTCGGCTGTGACGCCGAGGCGGTTCTGGAGGGAGGTTGCGGTGTCATATCCCGCATATCCGTCGGCCTGGATGCCGAGGTGGGATTGCAGTGCCCCGATGAGTTGGGAGCCGTCGCCGTCTCCGATCCACTCCCACCCGGTGCCCGCTGCCGGGTAGTACGGCAGATTATGCGCAAGCTGTTCAGAGACGATGCCGTCTTGCGGGATCCCGAAGTACGCCTGAAGCGCTCGAGTTGTGAGGCTACCCCAGAATCCGTCGACGGCCAGGCCGCCAGATCGACGGTCGGCGTCGGATGGGCGCTGGGCAGTCCCGATCGTGTCGGCCTTATTGGAGAGCCAGTCCAGCCATTCGGTGTAGCGGCCTGGGCACGCCGTGGGGAAGTGCGCGGAGTGGGGGGACAGCCCCACTCCTCGCGGATTGCCGCAATGAGCCCGGCTACCGTGTTGTAGTCGTCGTCAGACGCCTCGGGGCGGCACTCGATCCCGATGGTTCTGGAGTTGTTGCCCTTGCAGTGCCACGCCCTGTCGTAGTCATGGACGAGCTGGGTCACCTCACCCGCACTTACCACATAGTGCGCGGAGGTCGATGTATCGCCCCTGTCCTGCGAGAGGAAACGAACGACGCCGTTGTGCGTTTGTCCGTCTACCCCCCAGTGGTGAATGACGATCGCCAGCGGATCGCCGTCTGGGCGGCCTGGGCTGAAGTTGGGGGACCAGTTAGTCGATGTGACGGCTTTGTTGGTTGCCATGGCGGGGGTTCCTTTCAGTCGGTGATGTCGTCGCAACTGGCGATGTAATCAAAGTAGGCACCGGCGCTGTTTATTCCGCCGGTGTCGTTCCATACGTAGTACTTGAAGCCGGTGGTGGTGACCTCGTAGATCGCGAGTCGGATGCGCTGGTTGCTGCATGAGATGGCGACGGTGGGCGGCTTCTTGAAGGCGCGGGCGAAGGTCACGGTGTGTTCACCGGTTTGGCCGGGCCCGTATGCCCCGATACCTACGCGGCCGCGCTGCTGGCTGGCGTAGAGGCGCTCGATCTTTTCGGCGAGTTCCTTGGCGATCGTTGGGTAGTCGGCGATCCGATCGGAGGCGGTGGGGTACGGGATTTTTGCGAGGGGTGTGCGTGCGGGCATGTGAGGTGTTCCTTTCAGATGGTGAGGCTCGCGATGTCGGCGAAGGTCAGGGTTCCCATTCGCGTCCATGTGGCGCGCGTGGGCAGTTGTCCCCAGGCGGTCGCGCCGCCGCTGGTGGCGGCGCGGGTGAGAGTGAGGTCGAGTGTCCAGGTTCCTTTGGAGTACTTGTAGGTGCCGCCGTCGAGGTAGACGGGGACCTTCGGGTTCCCGGGCACCCATGGCGGGAGATCGGTGAGGGTGACGGCCAGGCCCGCCCGTGTCGAGGCGTCGAGGAGCGAGGCGAGGGTGTCCCCGCTCATGGTGGGGTGGGCGCTGGTGACCTGTGAGCCCGTGATGACCCACCCGCCGGGGCCTGTGCGGTTGATGAGGGCGGTTGCGAGCGCTTCGGCGTCTTCTTTTCGGTCGAGCCAGGTCGATATGCGCAGTTCGCGAGTTCCGTACTCGCGTTCGCGCGCGGGCGCGGTGGCGACGGCTTCGGCGTCGTGCTGTTTCCCGTCGGCGTCGGTGGTCTTGTAGGTGACGCGGGCGACGGTGGCGAGGTCTGAGAGGTCACGGGTGACTGTGAAGCCGCCCCGGATGATTGAGCTCGCGGAGATCACGACACCTCGGGGCGGGAGGACCCGTGGCGTCGCGTTGCCTGTGCCCGGGTCCCAGCTGAGGTAGTACAGGGACTTGCGAGTGTCCTGATCCTCGAACTTGAAGTACTCACCCCTCGTGGTGTGAGCTAGCGGCCAGAGGATAGCGTCGTTAGAGGCGGCGAGCTCGCGTAGGAGGTCCATAGGATTTTGCGCGTCAACGTCGCGCGCGGCGATGCGCCGGGCGCTTGTGGCAGGGCTGAGAGGCTCGACTTGAACACCCGGGCACAGCGCGAGGATACGGGCGAGGCGGGCGCTGGTGGGCTCGGGTGTGAACGGCTTGGCACCGACTTTCTTGTTCTCCAAGCCTACGGTCCAGTCGTTGCACTCAAGGTTGACGCGAGCTGTTTTGAGGGCTTCGTCGTAACTGATCGGCGCGGCCGCGATCCTTCCGCTGAAGATCGTGCTCGTGCGCGTCGGATTGGTGGTGGTCTCGATGACGGCGCGCGTCATGACGAGCCCGTTGTAGTCATGCCAGCGCCGTATGTTGGTGGCAAATGTGGTGCTTTCGTCGACGAAACGCGCGCCGTTGATCGTGGCCGTGACGCGGAAGCCTACCCAGCTCCCGACGCGGCGCGGGTCCAGGCCGATAGACCAGTCGGCTACGCCGAGGCTACTGATCGTGTATGTGCCCGAGGGCGGGTTAGTGATCGTAATGGCGCGCTGGGTATCGACGGTTCCCGATTCTGCCCATGGGGCGCTGTAGTAGATGGGCGCGACAACCAGGGTGAGGACGTTGACCTGGGTGGTGAGTGTGAAAATGAGTTTGATTACTTGATCGGTTGAGAAGCGGGGAACTTTGTCCCAGGCAGTTGGGTTGGTGAGGCTGGGCTGGATGGGGCCAGGGGCGAGGTCGGCAGACTCTCCTTCCCCTTTGGGCATCCACAGTAAGCTTGATGTGTAGGAGTATGGCAGTGGTTTGCTTGACAACGGCGTGGTTGCCGTGGCGACGATGCGTTTGCCTGGGGTCAGGAGGTCGAGGACGCGCGAGGCGTCTGCCTCGGGCACGGCCACGGTGGCCGTGAGAGTGGCAGGCTGGGGCTGTTCGAGGCGGGATGCGCGGCCCCACTTAATGGCGAGGCCGTCCAGGGTTGAGCTGGTACCTGCGCGGAGGTCGTCGCTGCTGGTAGCGATCTGGGTGGAGTCGACGGTGAGGGTGATGGGGGTTCCATACACGGTGGTGGTCATACCAGGCTCCCGAAGATGTTGGCGACACCGGTTTGGCGGGCGCGGCGGTTGAGTAGGTCGGCGATGGTGCGGGCGGCGTCGTCGGCGTCGAGGACGCCGTGGACGTTGATGGTGAGGTTCATGGCGGGCGCGGCCTGGTGTGAGCCGCCCGTGTTGCGGTCGGCGCGGGCTGTGAGCGTGACAGGCGGCGGGTTGGGCACGTTCATGAGGTCTTGCCAGGCGGTGGCGACCGCGTTCTTCTTGTCGGTGATGCCGAGGGCGAGGCCCTCGCCGGTGTGGACACCGATCTGGCGGAATAGCTTGGAGGGTGAGGCGATCCCGAGGAAGTGTTTCACGCCGTCGACGGCACCCTTGACGGTGTCTAGGGCTGCGTTGAAGATACGGGTGGCCATGGATTTGATGCCGTTGATCATGCCTTGGATGACGTTGACACCGGCGTTGTAGAGGAGTGAGCTGACGTTGCCGAGCGCGGAGACGATGTGCCCAGGGATAGATGAGATGGTCGATCCGATGGATGAGACGGCGGATGAGAGGTAGGAGGTGATGCCATTCCATGCTGATGTCCACAGGTTGGAGAGCATGGATGCGCCGGTGGAGAAGATGGAGCTCATGGCGTTCCACCAGCCCGAGAGGGCGGCTGATACCAGGTTGATCGCTCCGTCGACGATCTGGGCGACGCCGTCCCAGACGGCTTGCCAGTCGCCGGTGAGGATGCCCTTGATTACGTTGAACGCGCCGATGAGGATGTCGATCGCGGCGACGAATACCGCGCCGATGGTTTGCATGACACCGGCGACGATGGGGGCGAGGGCCTCGATAATTGGGGCGAGGGCTCCTTGGATCGCTCCGGCGAGCTCGATGATCTTGGGGATTGCTGCGCCGAACGCTTCTCCGAACGTGGTAATGACGGGTTGAATGAAGCTGAACGTTGATCCGATGCTTCCAACGTCGAAGGATTGGAAGGCGCTGACAATTCCGTCGATCGCGGGCTGGAGGCCACTGAATGCGGTGGTGAGTCCGGAGAAGTCGGCTGTATCGAGCCAGTCTAGGAGGCCACCGAGGGCATCCCCAACCAGGCCAAAGAGGCCGCTGGCGAGAGGCTCTAGGGCCTCCAAGCCCCGGTTCTTGAGTATCTCCCATTTTTCGGCGGCGTCCATGGTTTCTTGGCCAACGCCGAGGATGGTGTCGCCGGTTTGGCCGGTCGCGGCGGTGAGGTCGTCCATGGATAGGACGCCGGTTTGGATCGCCTGGATCATCTGGGTTGCGCCCTTGGCACCGAAGATGTTTTTGGCTTCGTTGAGGGCGGCTGCGCTGTCGCCGGCGTCGATGTATCCCTTGATCTCGCCGGTGACTCTCTGGAAGGTGGCCTGCATGTCTTCACCGGGTTTGGCCATGCTGATCAGGCCCTTGCGCATCGCTCCGAGGGTGGCGTCGGCGTCGATACCGGCCTTGTCGAATACGCCGATCATCCGGACACTGTCGGCGAACCCGAAGCCGAGTTCTTGCATGGCACCGGCGTTCTTCTGCGCGGATGCGGCGAGCTCATTCATCCCAACGCCGGTTGCTTGGGAGACCTGGAATAGCTCGTCGAGGGCACCGGAGACAGCCTCGCCTTGGATGCCAAAGGCGCTGAAGGCGGCGCTGGTGCCTGCGATGTCGACCTCAGTGCCGAGAATGCGCCCTGCCTCTAGGTACTGCGAGGCGACGGTTTGGAGGGTGTCTCCGGTCAGACCGAGGCGGGTGTTCACGTCGGCGACGGTGGTGCCCGCTTGCTCAAAGCTGGTGGGGATCGTGGTTGCCACGCCGTGAGCTACGTCGACCAAGCCCTCGAGTGCGTCGCCGGTGGCCCCGGTGCCCACGCGGATCGTGTCTGCAACGTCATCGAAGCGGGCACCGAGGTCGTACAGCTCTTTGCCGACTGCGACGGCACCGGCGACGATCGCGCCGCCCACGGCGAGCGCGCCGGGGCCGATCGCCGCGAGCTTGCCGCCCAGGCCGTCGGATGCGGCGGCGGCGTCCTTGAATCCGTCGATCGCGCCTTTGGCGTCACTGATGATCTTGACTGCCAGGATCGCGGACTTACCGGCCATATTCTTCGGCTTCCTCTTCTAGTAGGGTCAATGCGAGGTCGAGGTGCTCGGGGTCCCCGTCGAGCCATGTGGCGACGGGGATGCCCGAGCGGATCGCGAGTGCGACGACGGCGCGGGTTAGTCCGTCGTCGGTGTCGTAGGGTCCTCACCCTCATCGGCGCTGACCTGGAAGTCGACGACCTGGGCCAGGAAGTCATCGAACTCCAGGGCGTCGGTCTTCTCGGTGCGTCGCATGGCCGCGTAGATGAGGAGCGCCTGTGCTTCGGGTCCGTCTTCCCACGGGATGCCGCGCGTGCGGGCCATGGCTGCGGCGCGGATGCGGTCGGCGGCGTAGATGCGCACCTTCTCGGTGATGGTGCCGTCGGTGGTTTCGACGGCGGCGTAGAACTTTCTCACGGTTGGGACTCTCTTTCGATTTTTTCGGTCATTTCGGTGACCCTGGTGAAGTACAGTTCGACCCACTGTGGTTCGGTTTGGGACGCGGGTCCCGTGATGAAGTAAGTAGGCCGGATGGGCGCTAGGTGGCGTGTGCGTGGGGGCGCTGGCGTGGCCGTGGTTGACGGCCACATCTTCCGACCCCAGTGGATAGCGTTGGCGTAGGGAACCGCTTTCTTTCCGGCGCGGACGATGCCAGCGGTCTTTGTGCCTGCGGGTCGGATGGAGGCTGCCAGGGCTCCGCTCTTGCGGGGGGCGACCCCCTGGGCGGCTTTGGCAACGATTTGCGCAGCCTCCCGGTGGGTGTCCTTCAGGTCGCTCAGGTCGTCTCCCGCTTCCTTGAGTGCTTTGCGGAATTGCCGACCGCCCTCCAGTTGGAAGCCCTGGTAGCGCCCCATGGGTCAGGCGGTGGTCGAGACGGACGGTTTGCCGGTGAGCTTGAACTCGAACTCGGCTTCGTTGTCCTTCTTCGGGGTGCCGCCGATCTTGACCGGCGCGATGGTCAGTTCGCCGGTGAGCTTCATCTTCCCGGTCCCTGCCTTGGGGATGAACTCGTAGGTCGCGAGGGTCCCAGCGTTTTCGAGGCACCATGCCACCAGGCCGCCCATGTCGTAGTCCTGGTAGAAGGTGCCGGTGAGCTTGCCTCCCCAGGTTCCGGCAGGCTGGTAGGACGAACCGTCAAGCATGGGTACCGCGTCGTCGAGCGAGAGGTCGGGCGCGAGCTCGGTCTTGAGGACCTTGGACTGCAGGTCGCGGGCGGTTCCTCCCTTCGGGGTGATCTTGAGGGTACCGGGGCCGAGGGTTTCGGCGATGGCGGGGGTCTTGGCGGGTTCAGGCATTGGTCAGCTCTCCTTGTAGATGGTTTGGGTGTGGGTGAGGAGATAGGCGGGCGCGCTGGAGGTCTGCGCGCCGGTCCAGGTGATCGGCTGGGCGCGATCTACCTGGAGGATGGGGTCGAGGGCTTCCATGACGTGGTCGATCGCCTCCCATGCGCGTGCGCGGTCGTTGACTGGTGCGCCGATGATGGGGGTTTCCCACTCGTAGGTCTGGGTAGGGCCGGTGTCGGAGGTGATCGAGGGCGGGGCGATCACGACAACGGGGATACCGGCAAGTAGGTATCCTGTTGCGTCCTCGGGGTCCGTGACGACCATGGCGAGGCCCTTGAGGGCCTGGTCGATCATGGTTGCAAGTTGGTTGGTCGCGGCCTGTGTTCTCATCCGAATGTCACTCCGATCCATGGTGTGAGGATGGGGCGGGCTGGGGTGAGCGGGTCGCGGTTGATGCGTACCGGGGCGGCGCTGATCTCGTTGTCCTCGAAGCCTGCGATTCCGTTTCGGGTGGCCCTGCGGTGGTACAGGTCGGCGGCGACTTCCAGGACTGCCCGGTCGGCAACCGGCCCCGGGATGGTGGGGAGCCGGTCGCCTGCGAGCTTCCCGACGAGTTCGGTGGCCTCTGTGACGCACGCGCCCAGGTAGGGGTCCTCCTGTGGGGCGGACACGAACCTGGCGAGCTCGGCGGTGCCAACGCTCACGATCACGCGCCGATCTTCAGGGGGATCAGGCGGTCGGGGCGCTCCATCGCGATCGC